CAAAGAAAGCTGAGCCAAAAGCTGAACCAAAAGCAGAGCCAAAAGCTGAACCAAAAGCTGAGCCTAAGAAAGCAGAGCCAAAAGCTGAACCAAAAGCAGAGCCAAAGAAAGCTGAACCAAAAGCAGAGCCTAAGAAAGATGAACCAAAGAAAGAAGATAAAAAGAAGAAATCTACAAAAGAATCCCTAGTTATCGATGCAACTGAATTAGGTTTAAATGAAATGGCGGCTGAAATCGAATCTAAATTAGATTGGCAGTTAGAAAATAATTCAGTTCTTGCTAGAAAATATCAAAATGAAATTGCTAAAGCTAAAGCAAATAAATCATTAAACGAATCTAAATATACTAACATCAGTGTTGCTGATAAATTCAGACAATTACTTGGTTAATTAACTTTAGAATTCTTTTTAGCTAATCTTAAAAGCTCTTGTTGTTCATTCATCAAGAGCTTTTTTACATATTTGCGGAACTCAACTGATGATTTAAGAATTCGGCTATCGACCATTGGAGCCTTTAAAATGTCATGGTACTCTGGATGGACAAAGTTTTCTAAGCTGAAGTCATCTGTGCGGGAAGTGATAGGCTTACCGCTGACGCAACAAACCCAAGGGATTGAGTTGTAATTGTTTATAAGTTCTGATTTCTCTACGATGCTTCCCGTTGACCAGTCGTAATATAACCGATCTTTAAACTTGAAAGGTTGTACCGAATAGTTTGTCAGCTCAAGAATTATTGCCGCAAATTGGTCGTCCTGCACCCTGTCCTTAATAATAGGATGGTTGGCTAAGAATCTTCTTTGAAGTCTCGAAAGATTCTTAAGTATGATTCCATATCGATTTGATGGAAAGGGTCCACCTGTTCTGGCAATCGTAGGGTACTTTTTTCTAAATGACATATAATTATTTATTCTTGAAACTAAACTTAGTTCTATGATATAACAATAGAAATAAATTGTCAAAAATAAATCTATGGTTCACTCCCTTTTTACAGAGAAATATCGTCCGAAAAACTTATCGGAATTAATCCTACCAGACAGAGTAATGGCTAAATTCAAGGATGGCATAACGCAGAACATGTTATTAGCTGGAAGTCCAGGAACTGGAAAAACTTCAACTGCTAAAGCAATTGTTAACCAATTCGGTCTACCCTACATTTATATTAATGCGTCAACTGATACTTCGGTAGAAGTTATTAGAACCAGAATTACTGATTTCTGTTCTACCATGTCAATTCTAGATGACCAAGGAAAATTCAAAGTAGTTATATTAGATGAGGTTGATGGTGTATCAGATCAGTTCTTTAAAGCCTTACGTGCTACTATGGAGCAATTCGCAAGTAACTCTCGTTTTATTGCAACTTGTAATTATGTCAATAAAATCCCAGATCCAATCCTTTCTCGCTTCGAAGTTATTAACTTTGACTTTGACAAGGCAGAAGAAACTGAATTGACTAAGAAATACATTAAGAGAGTTTATGATATTTGTGGAAAAGAAGGTATGACAATTGATAAACCAGCCTTGGTTGAATTTGTTAAACGTAATTTTCCAGATCTAAGAAGTACTCTGAATAAATTACAAGGATATAAAACTCAAGGCACGCAGAATATTTCAATTGATGATGTCAAGAAATTTAACTCAGTTTATAAAGATGTGTTCGAATTAATCTTCAATGAAACAGATCCTGCTAAAAATTACAAACAACTTGTTAGTGATTATTCAAATCGAGTTGACGATGTTTTACAATCTTTAGGAAATGATTTCATCGAGTATATTCAAGCTGAGAAACCAAATTCAATTAAACATATTCCACAAGTAGCAATTGCAGTCGCCGAACACCAGGCTCAAAGAGTTCACGTTATTGACCCGATTATTACAATGTTAAGCTGTGTTTATAAACTACAAACCATAATCAGATCATAATGTTATACCAGTCAAAAAAGCAACTTACGTTCGAATCACTAGAAACTGATCATCAGGCGAATATCATAGACTATGCTAAAGAGCAAATGGCGATTGAAATTGCAAAGCAGTTGTTAAAAGATGGTATGTTTAAATTTGAATTAGTAGACCCAAGACAACCAATTGATTCTCAATCATATTCAAATCCAGGATTAATGGAATGGGAAGTAGAACGTAGAAGATTCTTAAACGAGAATCGTTCCGTTGAAATAAGTTTAAAAATAATTGTATAAATATTTTTTTATGTCAAGAAAATTGTTTATATTTACATATAATAAAAGATAAAAGATATGAAACTAGGTAATCACACACTGCTAATAGATGGAAACTATTTTATTCACAGCAGACTATTCGTCCTTCCAAGACCAAAATCAGGTGCATTACTTGGCGATGACAATAGTAAAGGTCAATTTATAAGAAAACTCTCAATCGATTTTGCATCTGAAGTCAGGAAAATGGCTCCATTTGTTAATCAAATTGTCTTTGCTGTCGATTCAAAATCATGGCGTAAAGACTTATTTCCAGAAGCGCAGTACAAAGGTACTAGAACTCAAGATAGTTCAGTCGATTGGACAGCTGTGTATGAAGTATATGAAGAGTTCAGAAACATCCTTGCTAAAAAAGGAGTTATTGTAAACCAAGTCAAAGGTGCAGAAGCAGATGATATTCTTTTTGCATGGTCAACCTACTTAAATACACAAGGTAAAAATTGTATTATATGGACTGGTGACCGTGATATGATTCAATTAGTTGACTACTCAAAAGCAACTGATGGATATTCTCTATGGTATTATAACACTAAAAGAAAACTAATTGCGTTCGAAGGATTCAATGATATTATCGCTAGCGACAATTCTATTGATATATCTGATGAAGACTTGTTATTTAATATGGATTCTCCATCTCATGAAGCTGACAGAGTAAAAGGTCAAATGATTGAATGGATCAAAAAGAATTCTATTGAAATCGAAGAAATGAATTGTGATAGCTTTGTTTTCCAAAAGATTCTAATTGGTGATAAGTCCGATAATATTAAATCAGTTGTTACGTACCAAAAACCTATGAAAACTGGTAAAATGCGCACATTCTCAATTACTGATAAGCAGGCACAAGGCATCTTAGAACAATACAACAAAGAAGAAGGTGAATTTGTTATCGATCATATGTTTAACAAAACACAAGTTGATAAGATTGTCAACCTGATTTACCGCATCGTTGGTCATGACACTCAAGCAAGCATATTGAATAGATTTAATCAAAATCTAGACTTAATGCTGCTTCACTACAATACAATACCAGAACCTATTCAACAAGAAATTACTAAAGTAATTGAACGTGATAAAAATGTTGAGCCAATGATTATGAATCTATCTCAAATGGAAAAGATTCTCGAAGGCTCTAGTTGGTTAAAAATTGCTAACTCGACACCAGTTGATTTTGATGCATTTTCTGGACTCGATGAAAGTGAAACAAAAAGCAACAATTCCTCTACAACTATAAACAATTTATTTTAATGCCAGAAATAGTAGAAGAAATCTTACAAGAAGCAAAAGAATGGGGTCTTGAATGGGAAGTAAAAGTATTTGCTGAAAGTTATATTGCCCAAGACCCCAGTCTTTCAATAGAACAAGCGTACATAGACGCATATAATGATTGGGTAAAATGAAACTAATAGTAAAAGAAGGTGTATATGAAGCAGATACTCTATTTGGTATCGTTGTCGCAGTATTAAAACACAGATTTTGGCATTTGCGCAAGCATGGTAAGTGGATGGATTAATTAAAATAACAAACTATGTTAGACGAAACAAAATTATTTGACTTTGTAAAAATTATGTTTACAAAGCCAAAAGACTTTAAAGATATTAAAGACCATACTAAGAAGCGCCATCATTTTATGATTAATCGCTTCTTTTCAATTAAGTTTCCTGCGAATGCGCAGGCTTTTAACATTAATGGCATCAATGGTTATGCTGTTGTTGAAAGTTGGGGTATGGTTGCTCAAAGATTCACATCAGTTCCAGCTTGGTTTTATACAAAAACCAAAAAAGTTGAAGCGGACAAAGCTGATAAAAAAGAATACATACCTAGTCAAGAAGCAATAGACTTTTATCTTAAAAAGAACGAAATTGGCAAAAGAGAATTTAGCGAAGTTATGAAGTTTTTTAAGAAAGAAACCTTAGCCGAGTTAAAAACACTCGACGAAAATATAAAAGTTTACTAATGAAGGATAACTTCTCGCTATACGATACAACCGACGTTGTTGACATTGTATTATACAAATACAACTACAATGATAACAGAGTTTGGACTGGTATTAAAAACAGTGTAGAGTATTTAAGGCCAAACGATTCTTCGGTAATTGTTACTAAAGAACAACTTGAGAATTTTATATACAGTCAGTTTCTAGATGAGATAAATTTATTTAATTCAGTAGGTTCTGAAGTTCTACACAAGGAAGTTAATTCCATCTTTTTTATGATTAACATGCTCAAAGAAATGAAACATTTGAGATGGATAAAATTATCATTAAATAAAAATTCAAGTTACTCTAGGATAGTTACTGATCCAGCCGGATTACAGACAATTAAATTTGGGTATAAAATTCTTCACATGACCCTAAAAACATTTGAAGTTTTTGATGCAGACGAACTGATTATTTTTAATAAGGTTCTACATTCGCAGAAAATTCTAGAAGAAGGAATTCCATACCGAAGATTAAAACTTAATGACTTATTAGACCGCCTAGACGAATGGCTTACCAAAGCCGATAAAGGAACCATCAGGGATCTAGGAGATAACGATTTAGATGTAATTGATACAATTTCTATTATGCTCGACATGATGGGAGACCCTAAAATAGCAGGAGATAATCCTGAAGTTCTACTGGTCACCGATTACTGAGAATATATAAAGAAAAGTATCTTACAATAAATGGTAACAGGTAGTATAGCCTCAGCATACGGCGATTTTCTTATAGCATCCATCACAACACCATACCTCAATCTTAAAAAGGTTTTAAGTTGGGAAGTACTTGCTGGAGTAACTGATGTTTCGACAGCAGGTACCGCAAGTTTTGTTAGTGGTTCAACCATTGTAAATGGAGTTGGAACCGATTTTAATCGTTTATTTTTAAACACAAATAGAATAATCGTAGGTAACAGAACTTTAACTATTGCTTCGGTTGTTAACAACACAACACTGGTATTAACAGCACCTGTTAATTTTACAGGAAGTGGACTTACTTTCTACCGACCTACTGATTCTAATAATCAATTTGAATATACATTCAGACTTTCGACAGATGGTGGTAAAGTTTTTAGCGAATTCTCACCATTGAATATAGGAACCGTTCCAGGAGATATTAAATCCTATTTATGGAATTCAGGAGAAGATGTATTATTTGATTTTGGTGCAGAAGTTTCTGCAATTATACCAGGAAGTACTATAACATTTATTTCAACAACTCTTACCGTTGAAACAGTAGCTGGAATTATCGAATCATGTCCTAATTTTTGTGTAACATGTACCGATCCATTTGCCTATTCTGGTTGTGCGACAATCGAAATGGTATGCGATACTCCATCTCTATTTCAGCCTTATAAACAATTCAGATCTCAGCAGACTTATATTCAACTAACAAACATTGTTAAAAATATATTCGGTCATGAAGTAACATACTTTAGAACTGAACCAGATAAAAGAACAAAAGACGTTATCTTAATGGAATATTCATTACATAACGTTGTCGACCAAGATATTGTTAAAATATTAGTTCCAGATAATGAATTCCCTCAAGAATCAACTGTGAATTATGATATGTTCGGTATGGAATTTGAAGATTTTGAAATCCATATCACTCAACAAGAATTCCAAAGAGTATTTGGACAAGGCACTAGACCTAGAAATCATGATTATATGTACATACCGATTATTAATAAGATGTACACTATTAATTCTGTTGCTCTAGGAGATCGTTTCAACGAAGCTATTACATACTGGAAAATCATGTTGACTAAATATCAAAATGATAATGCAGTTCTTAAAAATAATTATGAAAGTTTAACAGATTCATTAGTTACAGACGTTGATGAGGTATTTGGAGCAGAAATCAGGGACGAATACGCTAAGAATCTAAAACCAGAACAATACCAAACTGTTTCAACCTCATATAGAGATGGTATTAGAAACTTTTTATCAACTAATTTAAAAATCGAAGACTATGATATTAAAAATAGATGGACTGTTGTTTCAAAGAATGCATACGATTTAACTAATGTACCTCTTAATTTTCCAGCGGTTGAATATGTTGCTCCAGTAAAATCAAATGACAATCTTGCATTTACTTGTTGGTTTTCACCACAGGCCGGATTTGGAACAACTGCTGAGTATTGGGTGTTTGGAACATCTGCTATTAATAAAGGTTTAAAAATTACAGCTTCTGGAACCTCTATTAAAGTGTACGTAAATAGTAACACATACACATTTACACATAACATTATTATGGGAAGTGACAGATGGTATGCGATGGTATTAAACGCAAATACAGAATTTAATCAATTATCCTTATCGATATATGCATTAAGTCCAACTTCTAATGCTGGATTTCCACAATCTGGAACCAATGATTTAACACAGATGTTTACAGAAACTAAAAACCAAGTACTTAATATTTCTTGGGATGAACCAGCTGCATCTTACCAACTTAAAGGAGGAAAACTTAAATTAACAAATATTAGATTATTTAATACACCCGTCGAGGCTGAACAACACAGCAACATATTAAACCAATATGTTGTTCGAGATAATCAACTCGCAATTATTATAGACAATGCACTACCTTCATTAGGATTCCAGAAGTTCAGAAACGCTCGATAATTTATTGAGATACATAGTCTATAAATAATATTATATTATGTCAGAAGAAAAAGATAAAAATCGGCCGATCCGAGATCAGGCTGAAGATATTCGTAAAGAATTAGAGTGGTTGATTAGCGATGAAGAATCCTTAACAGATCTAGTCGAAACCGACCCGGTACTACCTTCAAAATCTCTTGTTCTAAAAACACCAGCAGTTTCTTATGCAACTTTAAAGACTGGTGCTGAAGCGCAAGCTAAGAAAACTATTACGGCATTAATGAAATTCTATCTCGATGCAGATATTATTGAGAATGACGAATACGTAATGGCAAAAAAGAAGATGGACGAAATGACGATGTCATCCCTTGTTTATCAGCTTAATGCCGGTGAAAGAGCACTTACATTACTGTTAGAAACTATTGAAGATGGAGAATTATCCCCTAGGATGTTCGAGGTATTAGCCACGCTACAAAAATCAATGTTAGATATTATTAAATCTCAAACAATGTACTTGATGGCAACTGAAGAGTCGAATAAAAGAATTGCCAGAGATATTGAAATATATCGTAAGAAAACTAATACTGCACAGATTGAAGAATCTGGAGGAGATAGTAAAGATCCTAATATCCACAGAGGTTCGAAAGATTTAATGAGAATGATTCAAATGGGTCTTAATCAAAACGTCGAACAAGTGGACGAATCAGATATTGTTGAAATAGAACCAGAACCAAATGAGTGAAAGTAATATTTGGATCCCAAAAGACGCTGACGAAACGATATCTAATAAGATCGTATGGTCAACTAAGGCAATTAATGATTTAATCATAGCCTTAGACAAGGGATACCGCCCATCAGTTGCAATGCCTTTTTATGAAGGAAAACAACACCTTAAAAAAGGTAATGTTGTATTTGAGTACACTGATGACGAGATAGTAGAAATTGCAAAATGCGCGAATGATATAGTTTATTTTGCAGAGAAATACGCGGTTGTAATGACCGATGAGGGAGTTCGTAGAGTAAAACTTCGCGAATACCAGAAAAAAATGTTGTTAAATCTACAACATGAGAGATTTAATATAGTATTAGCATCTCGACAAATGGGTAAAACCGTAACCGCATCAATTTTTAACGCGTGGTTCATTTGTTTTAATGTTGATAAGAATACTCTGCTTCTAGCAAATAAGGGAGAATCTACCAAAGAAATTATTGATAAGGCAAAAGTTGTATTAGAACACTTACCCTTCTTTATGAAGCCTGGTATTTTAAAATATGACGTAATGAACGTTCGTTGTGATAATGGTTGCAGATTAGTAGGACAATCAACTACTGCAAAAGCCGGTATTGGTTTTACCATTCATAATTTGTACTTAGATGAGTTTGCGCATATCCATCCAAATATCGTAGATGTATTCTATGAAAACGTTTATCCTACTCTATCATCTTCGAATATTTCAAGGATTAATATCACATCAACACCAAACGGATTTAATAAATTTTATGAAATTTGGGCAGCTGCAGTCGATGGTAAGAATGCTTACACTCCACTGCGAATTGACTGGTGGCAACATCCTGAAAGAGATGATGCATGGTACCAAAGAGAATTAGGAAACCTAGGTTCAGAAGAAGCGTTTAACCGACAATATGGTAATGAATTTATTAGTTCATCTTCTCTTTTACTTTCACCAGGATCTCTTGGTAAATTAAGAAAACATTCCAGCAAATTTAAATATGAAGACCTAGAAGAGTTTGAAAATATCCACGTTGACGTTAAAGGATTCTTAGGATTTAATCCTAAATTTGACATTGAAACTGCAAAAGAAGAAGGTAAATATTGGTTATTTACGGTAGATATTGCAGAAGGTTCAGGTGGAGATTACTCAGTAGTTAATATTTTTGAAGTTAGTGCAAAATCTAGAAAAGAAATAGAAGATACTCCAAATCCTGGAGCGATGTATGATTTCTTTAAATTAGATCAAGTTGCAGTTTTTAAGAGCAACGAGCATCCTATCGAAGATTTTGCTAAAGTATTATATACATTGGCAGTTGACGTTTTTAATTCTGAGAACGTTAAAATGCTAATTGAATTTAATACATACGGTACAATTCTATTAAAATACCTACAAACGGTGTTTCCTCAACGCAACGATTTCGATGAGGATATGATTCTTCGTTTTAAACATCGACATGATTCGAAAGGAGTAAAACCAGGTCTTAGACTAAGGGCTGATAATAAAGCCATATTTTGTCAAAACTTTAAAAAATTAATCGAAGAGAATAGGATAAATATTAATGAAGTAGAAACTGTGAATGAAGCCTCCCTATTTGGAGTTAACAAGAACGGAAACTACTCAGCGCAAATGGGACACGACGATTTAATTATGTCATCCATTATCGCTACTGAATTTTTTGGAACTACAGACTATGCTGATTTTGTCGAGGAAATGTTAGATATTATTGATGAGGATCTTCACGATTATATGGAAGAAGTGTTGTATAAAGACAACGATTCTTCTGGAGACCTACAATTTGACATCTACGATTTGCTTACTTAGATAAAATCAGAAATAGAAGCAGATATATACATAAAGAAAAAAACATTATAATAACATGGCATTAAGTCCTCAATTATTGCAATTCAAGAGTTCAGGTGTTTATCGTTTAGAATTCGATAAATCACAAACTACTAACTTTGCTACAGAGACTATCAGATTGGTAGTTGGTCATTCTAAAAAAGGTCCATACAATACTCCTGTTTTTATTCAAACCGTTGAAGATTTTAATACAATCTTCGGAGGTATTGATAGAAACCTAGAGAAAAAAGGAATGTTCTTCCATAGATCAGCACTTACTACTCTTACAAGAGGTCCTATCCTAGCATTAAACCTAGCGTCATTTGACTCTGGAGACACTATTAACTTCGCTTCACCATCTACAAATGGTTCTAGCGTAACTGCAGTTTCTGATTCAGGAACTGACGAGTACACAAAATTCTTTAACACTGACAAATTCTGGTTTCCATCAGATGAGGCAGTAATCGATACTATTGGTACTGACAACAACAGATTATTAAATTTAATTAACATTAAGCAAGAGCCTATTACTGTTATCGTAAGAAAAGCGCAAGATGTTGCATCATTCGACGTTACTGCTAGAGAGTGGTACGGAGAAGGTAATGTACCTGCATTCTTAAACGACAAAGATTATTTGTCAGATTTCATGGTAGACGTTTTTGTTTTCAAAGGAGAATTCGATCCAGCTACTTTAGTAACTGATCCAGTTTACAAAGATTACTTTACAGCTCAAGGTTTAATTAAAACTCAATTAGATGCATTTTCTAACCTAAGACAAGTATCTTTAATTGCTTCTTACACAGGTTCATTAATTCCTAACTTTAAAGATTTGGAAGGAAGAAACCTTTATGTTGAAACAATGATTAACTCAGAAGCTAGAAGAACTGGTTTATTCTGTGCAATCGATGAAAATAACGTACAAGAAGAAACTGGAACTAACGTTGATTTAGTTGGACATACATTTGATGCAGATCAAAACTATGAAGTACTTTCATACATTATCGATCAAACATTAAATCCTTCAGCTGGAACAACCATTACTTTAAATGGTGCATTAGTATTTGCTGGAGCAGCAACAACTACAGTTTCTGGTTCTACATTAACAGCACCTCATGATATTTCAGCATCAATTTCAGTTGGAGACTTTTTAAAGTCTGCAACTCTTGGACCTAACGGAACAGTAGAATACGTTGAAGTAACATCAGTAGTTGTTGTAGCTGGAAATGGAGTAAATACTAACACAGTAACAACAGTTACTTGTGAAGGAGCTATTTCATCTACATTAAACGGAGTTGCTTCATTTAAAAAATTCACAATCACAAACTCTAGAGTTGTTGATTACGCTTTAAGCGAAACCAATCTTGCTGGAAACGGTTCAGTATCTGGAACTTACGCAAACTTAGGAGCTGGTATTTTCACCATCACTTATGCTGCAGCAATTTCTACTGTAACTCTTAAGAAAGGACAATACGTTCCTTCTGCAATAGCTGGAAGACTTGCTAAAATCAAATCAGTATCTAAAGCAGTTGTTGGTTTAAACACAGTAGTAACAATTACAACTGATGCTAACCTATCAAACACTTGGGGCGGACAATATGTTGTTTCTTTCGAAGAAGCTACTAGCGTTTACAAACCATTTATTTTAGGTAAAGCAACAATTGGAGATAAATCAATCACAAATGCTCTTACTGCATTAAGTGGAACTAACTTATTCAACGCTCTAGCTGACAAAGATTTAATTCTTTACAGATATGTTGTTGATACATTCGGTTCATATGATACTGTTGAAGGTTTACAAAACAAGAAAGAACTTTCTTTCTTAGCACACCAAAGACAAAACGTATCCGCTATCTTAAACGCACCAACTATAGCTGATTTCAAAAAATCAACTAATCCATCTTTCACAGATGAGAACGGATCATTCGATACAATTTACTTAAAAGACGGAGGAAACTTAGATAAGAATCCTACTGCATTCTATACATTACCTTCTATTAATGATGGAGCAAATTATGCATTCTACTACGGACCTGGTTTAACAATCAGAGAAAATGGTAAAGACATCGTTGTACCACCAGCAGCTTACGTATCTAACAATTACATTGATAAATACTCAACTGCTTTACCTTGGTCAATCGTTGCTGGATCTAGAAGAGGAGTTATCTCTGGAACTGGAGTTGTTGGAGTTGAATACGCATTTGATAAAACGGACAGAGATGTTCTTGAACCATTTGGTATTAACCCAATCGTTTTCCAAAGAGGAGTTGGTTTAACAGTTCTTGGAAATAAAACTGGTCAACAATCAGTTAAATCTGCACTTTCATCTGCTCACGTAAGAGAAGTATTGATTTACATCCAAGAAGGAATGGCTAACATTCTTAAAGGTTACGTATTCGAATTTAATACAGCACAAACAAGACTTGAAATTAAAACTTTAGCAGATGCCTTTATGGAATCAGTTAAAGCTGACCAAGGAGTTTATGACTTTAAAAACGTTATCGATCAAACAAATAACACAAACGAAGTTATTGATAACAACATCGGTATCCTAGATACTTTTGTTGAACCAGTAAAAGGATTAGAAATCGTTGTTCACAGAACTACAGTATTAAACACTGGCGAAATCTCTACTGGAAACTTTAGCTAAAAATTAGAATATATAAAAAAACAATAAAGAACAAGATGGCACTACCACATTATTCACAAGACCAGACAAGTAGAAAAGGTTCACAATGGGAACCAGTACAGGCTAACCTCTTCGAAGTTACCATAATTCCTCCATCTGGTGTAAAAGGTGCTCCGTTGCTGTTACAACACGTAAACAGTATCGGTGGATTGGATCTATATAAAGAAGTTGCAGAAGTAACACAAAAATATAAGTTCGCAACCCGTTCTTATGCTGGTATGCCAGACAGTACTTCATTGGACATTACAATTAACTTCTCTTTGAACTTAAATGATTCTAATCAAGCATACCTTTACAAAACCATGAGAGAATGGTATAACTTAGCTTACGATCCTCAAAACGGTATTATGGGTCTTAAGAAAGACTACACTGGAACTCTAGTTATCGTTCAGTTCAATAGAGCTGGAGATATTTACAGAACAATTACTTTAGAAGATTGCTTCATTAAATCAGGTCTACCATTCACTAACGAATTAAGTTATGAATCAGGAGATCCTGCAGCATTAGAAGTAGGATTCAGATGCGATACTTTTAAAGAAGTATTAGCATAATTTACAACACCGAAGGGATGGTGCAAGCCATCCTTTCTTTTTGAACCAAATATATAATATGTTATTAAAATAATCTATGTCACATAAACTAACTAAAAAACTTCAGGTTTTAATAACTGATGAGGAGGTTCAAGAGCTTAATATCATTATTCTAAATGATGCGATCGAAAATGACCAAAGACCAATATCAATTTCCGCATTTATCAGACATTTAATAAGACTTGAAATCGAAAGAAGACCCGATCTTGTAAAAGAATGGGACAAAACAAAAATTAAACACTTAAAATCAAAGTAATATGAGCAACAAAAACCAAGACAACGAACAAAATTCGGAAGAACAATACCGTAAAATGGTAGAAGAAAAAGAAAACCATGAAGAAAGACTTGACCTAGGAAAAGTAAACATGGACCGCTATGCAACTCAAAAGGCATTAGATCCAGACATGCATTTAGGTTTCCACAATGTTGATATTTCTACATTACCGTCAGGTGGTAGATTTTATCCAGTTGGTTCTAAATTAGCAATTAGACCTGCACAAGTTTCTGAAGTTAGACATTTTTCAACTATTGATGAAGGTAACTTGTTAGACATTGAAGACAAATTAAATCACATTGTAAAAAATTGTACAAGATTTAATTCTGGTACCAAAGTATTATCTTACAAAGATATTCTAGAAGAGGATAGAATTTATATTCTATTATCGATCAGAGATCTAACATTCCCTGAACCAGAATCTAAGTTAACGGTAAAAGCCTCTACTAAAGATGGTGAAGAATTCGATGCTGAAATTAGTGCACAATATTTTCAATTGTCTAAGGTAACTGAAGAAATTGAAAAATATTATGACGAAGAAGCTAGAGCATTCGCTATTAGAACAAAAAGTTTTGGTGTAATTATGATGCGTCCACCTTCGATTGGAGTTATGGAAGCCATTACGAATTACATTAAAGTTCGTCAAATTGAGAAAAAACAGTGGGATCAATCTTACCTACAAATCTTACCTTATATCTCATTAGATTGGAGAGGTTTTACAGATGAGAAAATCTTTAAAGGAGAAGTTGATTTCCATAGTTGGAATACACAAAAATATTCATTAGTATATAGACTTGCTGAAAAAATGAGAATTGGAGTACAACCAGAAATGCTGGTACCATTCGGAGACGAGGAGGTTCTCGTAACTATCGGCTTTCGCGACGGGATCAAATCTCTTTTCGTTGTTCAAGATATCGCTGGAGAACTTCTTTAAGACGAAGTTTTATCTCATGTATCATCTGCATATACAACCATCTGAGATCGATAAGCTTGACTATTACGAATATTGGTACATAGTAAAAGACCTCGCAGAATATATTAAGAAACAGAACGACGGACAAAAAGGTGAAGAAAGTGCAGCAATGCAGCAATATGGAGATCCTCAAAAAATGGCAAAACAAAAAATGCCAAGTATGAAAACTCCATCATTTAAAACACCTTCATTCAAGACTCCTAAGTTTTAATCTTGATATATAGTAAAAAATATACTGTATAGATTTTGAGTATTTTCAAAAGTCCTTTTGAGCGACTATCGGTCGACAATTTACAACTTATTAGCACTTCAACTGGAGTTACTGCATTAGCAGTTTCTCCAGGTGGTGCGTTTTTTGGTAAAGTTGACGAGATGGTAAAGTTGTTAAAAACTATCGCAACGAATACTGCAAAATCGATTAGCACCGGCGGTCAGGCATCCAACCTTCTTCAATTTAAACAAAGACTAGATGAGTTAAAATTATTAAAAGAAATCGCAGCAAATACCAAAGCCGGTAAAGGTGGAGGTGGAGGAGCTGCAGGTGGTTCTGGAATTGGAAATGCAGTAGCACTTAAAGTTTTAGGAGGCAAGGGATTACAAGGAATTGGAAAAGGATTAGAAGCAATTGTGAACGCAATTGAATCTATGAAAGGTTCTAGTAAAGAATTTAAAGCAAAGGCAGATGCTCTAGTTTTAACAATTGATTCTATTTCAAAAATAGGACCAGCAATTCTTAAATTTGCTGGATATTTGTTCTTAGCAACACCGCTCTTGATAATAGGAGCAATTGCAGCACCCTTATTTGGTTTAGCATTATTCATTATAGCTAAAGTTTTACAAATTGCTGCAAAACCACTATCGGATAAAAAAACACAAGAGGCATTAATCGCAATGGGCGGAGTTGGAAAGGCAATATTAATACTTGGAGTTGCTTTAGTATTAGCATCAGTTCTCTATCCAGTTGGTATAATGGCATTGCCATATATTGTAATTTCATTGTTAGCAATCGGAGGAGTATTCTATTTGCTAGATAAGATGGGAATTGATAAATCCATGAAAGATACTAGTAAAGCATTAATGTTTGCCTCTTTAGCAATTGTAACATTAGGAATAGGATTGTTATTATTTGAAGTTATTATAAACGCAATGGACAACCCAATCCAAACATTGTTCCTAGTTGGAGCAGTAGTTCTTGGTATTGGTTTAATGTTTTTTGCGCTTGATAAATTAGGAGTTGATAAATCATTAAGAACTACCAGTATTGCATTAATGTTTGCAGCTGGAGCAATAGTTTTATTAGGATTCGCAGTTATGTTAGTTGATCAGTTTTTACAAGCAACTGGAGATCCGATGGGTACATTGTTAATGATTGGAGCAATGGTTGGCGGAGTAGCACTGGTAATGTATTTAGCTGGTAAACAAGCAGTGACAATATTTGAAGGAGCACTCGTAATGATAGTTGCTGCAATCCCAATTATATTATTAGGATTAGCAGTTAATCTATTTGCAGCAGCGGTTAAACCAGATGAATCAGGTTGGACTACAATTGCTCAAATTGGTGCATTAGTTACTGGAGTAGGATTAGTTATGGGAGTTGCTGGATTAGCATCACCATTTATTCTTGCTGGAGCAGGCGCAATGATTGTTGCTGGAGTAGCATTAGTTGCAATTGCTCTTGGAGCAGCGGCAATGGCTGCACTATTTAATAGCGCAGATATGAGTAAAATGCTTGGAGATTCTGGAGAAGTAACTGAAGGATTTATGGGATTTGGTGGTGGAAGAAAGATGAGTAATATGGAATACATGATGTTATCAATTGCTAATTCATTTACTCTTAGTCCCGTTTCAATTGCATCAATGTATGCTACTGCGCCAGCTATGGTTATGGCTGGAATAGCAATGGCTACAATATCACACGGTATTAAAAAGATTCAAGATTTAAAAATAGACTACGCTGTGTTACCAACTCAAATTGGTAACTTAATTACGTCAATCGCAACACCATTTGCTGAATTAGGAGTTAAATATCCAGGAGGACGTAAAAGCTTATTTGCTAGTATCTTTGGCGGAGGAAAACAATCTGCTCTAGCTGATGGTATCTCTGCAACAATGGGAATGGGAGACGCTCTATCAGGAATTGCTTATGGAGTTCAATCCATGGCTGACTTAAAGTTCCCAATATACACAGGAACCAAAATTACAGGTTATTATACACTGGGAAGCGATACATTTGGAAAATTAAATACTAATATTAATTTAATTGTAGATTCTTTAAGTAGAACATTTGGTGAATTAGGAGTTAAATATCCTGGAGGTAAAGCAGGTTTCCTTTCTAGCGTTTTTGGAAGTGGAAAACAATCTCCAGTAGCTGACGGTATTGCCGCAACTATGGGAATGGGAGAAGTTTTAACCAGTATTGCTGGTGGAGTACAATCAATGGCTGACTTAAAGTTCCCGATTTATAAAGGAACTAAAGTTATAGGTTATCAAAGTTTAAATTCAGATACTTTTGGAAAAGTTAATGATAACATCAAATTAATTGTAGATTCGTTAAGTACCGTATTTGGCGAAATAGGACTTCAGTATCCTGGAGGACAGAAGAGCTTTACGCAAATGATTTTTGGCGGTGGAGGAAATCCAGTAACAGATGGTATTGGAGCTGTTCAAGGTATGGGAAGCGCTATTTCTGAAATAGCCAAAGGAGTTCAGGCTTTTGCAGATCTTAAGATTCCAATTTATCAAAATGGAAAAATCGTAGGTTATGAATCCCTAGGAGCAGATTCCATGAAAAAAGTTACTGATAATATCAGATCTCTTGTGGTTGCATTAACAGGAACAATGGGAGAGATTGGAAATAATCCAGACGCTCAAAATGATTGGGGTTGGTTTGGTTCTTCTAAAATCGAAGATGGTGTTGAAATTGTTCAAAGTTTTGCAGATCCAATTAAGAAGATTGCAGATGCTGCTAAAACATTCATGGAAACTAATGTTGATCCAGCTGCATTAAATACTAAAATTCAAGGAATTATTTCTGGAATGACTGGTGCTCTTTCAAGCGCTGGAGAAAATGCAGATGAACAAGGTAAATTTGTTTTAGTCTTAGGAAACGTTGCTGATAAAATGAAAGTAATCGCAGAGAATATTGATCCATGGGTTAAATTCGTAGACAACTTCAAGAAATACGTTGATGATATGGGTAGACTTAAAGATACCTTAAATTCATTTGACAAAGTTAACTTGAAATTTACAAGTGATATGTTCCAAGGGCTTGCATATCTTTCTGGATATAAAGGCGCTGGTTCTATTAATCAAATGAGTGCATCCCTTACTGAAGCAATCAAGAATCTATCAACGATGATTGAAGAGTTTAAGAAGAGTACAGCTGCGCCAGTTGAACCAAGTTCGGTTAATCCATCCCCTGCAATGGCTGCAGCAAACGCAAAAGCTGGAGTACCTGCAAAACCTGGAGCACCAGCATCACCAGCCGCAAATCAAGTTACTCCGGCACAAATAGTTGCTGCTTTCAAAACCGCATTAGCTGATGTTACACTTAAAGTTAAAAGTGCAAATCAATCTACTGGAACATCAGTTAGTTTTTAATATTTTAAAACCTAAACAATTTCTAAAAAGCATATATAAATTAATAACAGGAAAGATGGCAGAGTTGGTCTATCGCATCAGTCTTGAAAACTGACGTACTGCAAGGTACCGTGGGTTCGAATCCTACTCTTTCCGCAAAGTGGTGCCTAACACACTTGAGGCCCTGAGTCAATAATGGCTTTAGAACTATCCTAAAGGTAGTAAAAGGGTTTTAAAATAAATGGTAAAACAATGAATACAACAACAAATTCGGCTCACGTTGCCGTAAAAAACAGCAGGCTCAAAACTTACAAGAGCCCAACAAATTCAAATGTCGTATATTTAAAAGACGGCGATGAATTTCAAATCGAATTATTTAATCCTTATGAGTACTCTGTACTTGCAAAAATCTGGATGAATGACGCGATCATTTCAGAGAGTGGATTAGTCCTAAAACCAGGACAAAGAGTATTCTTAGAACGCTACATCGACACAAACAACAAATTTGTTTTTAGAACTTATGAAGTTGACGGTACCGATAAAGAAGTTCTAAATGCTATCAAAAACAACGGTTCAGTTAAAGTAATTTACTACAGAGAAAAGGTTGTACAAAATTCAGGATACGTTGTTAACGTAAATCCAAGTTGGAGAGGTTGGAATACACCAAACACTGGAACACCTACACCTTACTATGGAGATATTTCTTTCACAACAAATACCAGTAATTTCGTAGGAGGTTCTACAACCACAAATGCAGCATTTTATTCTTCTTCTACTGCTAATGTTAGTTTACCCGGTGAACCTACATTAAGTACAAGTTATGAAACTGGTAGAGTTGAAAAAGGCTCTAGTTCAAATCAGAATTTCTCATCAGTATTTATGGAATTTGAAAATTATCCATGTGAAACTGTTTACATGCAAATTCTAGCAGAATCTAATAAACCAGCAGAAATTTCAGATCTTAGAAATTATTGTTCTGGATGTGGAACTAGAATGAAGAAACAAACTTGGAAATTCTGTCCAAGTTGCGGAACTAAAATAGATTAATTATAAGTTAGGCACCACTTATAAAAGAAAAAGCTCTCTTTCGAGAGCTTTTCTTATTTACGTCCTTGACCGCGGTATTTGCTTACTTTTCTGGTATGTTTGTTTTTACCTTTAGTAGCTTTTCCACTTTTACGTTTTCCGAACTGAACTTTTGCAGGACCAGCTCCACCTTTTGCCTTTGCCATAATGTTGGTTTAATATTTTTAGTTGGTTTCGATATTTATTTTCACTTATTGAAAAATAAATCACTAAAAGTTTTTTTATGTCAAATATTTTGTTTATATTTGTATAGTAATAAATAAACATATGATAGAAAAGAGAAACAGAATTAAAAACGCAGTAGAAACATTCGGAACATTAGCAATATTTTCTGACAATGAACAGCCTCTAAGGCATATCGCCGAAATCATCGGGATCAACGAGTATCAACTAACAGATGAGGCACATGATATTATTAATGGTATGCTATCTGAACTCCAGTATATCACGGATGAACAGATAGAAACTAGGATTTGGCCTCTTATGGAAGAATTTCAGTATGTGTAAACAAATCGAAATTTGATAATATAATAAAGAGAAAACATACAAATGAGAATCACACTAATTTCAGATACGCACACTAAACACGACGAATTAGATTGGGACAAAACAGATCTTCCAGGTGGAGACTTGTTAATCCATGCTGGAGACATTATGAACTCAGGTTATAATGCAACCGACATTACAGATTTTTGCAAATGGTTTGATGGCTTAGAACAATATCACCATAAAGTCTTTATTGCTGGAAATCATGATCGAATGTTTGAAAATGTACCAGAAAAGGCAATGGAAATTGTTAATTCATATAAGTGGATTGATTATTTACAGGATGATTGGATTGAAGCTGGAGATGATAATGAAATTGCTAAAATTTACGGTAGTCCTTGGCAACCAGAATTTTACAATTGGGCATTTAACTTGCCTCGTCAAGGAAAAGAATTAGAAGCTAAATGGGCCGCAATTCCAACTGACACCGATATTTTAATCACGCATGGTCCAGCACAAGGACATTTAGATATGAGTGGACCTCCATATAATGAGCCTAACTTAGGGTGTCCATTATTAAGGCATCATATTGATACAGTTTCTAGACCAAAGATTCATGTTTGTGGTCATATCCATGGCGGTTATGGTTATAAGTTCGATGGACAGACACATTTTTTTAACGCATCTATTCTAAACGAAAGATATGATTATGTCAATAAACCAGTCACGTTTGACTGGAACCCAGAAACCAACGAAGTTACATTTATTTAAAAATTAAAATTATGGAAATAGGATTTGCAGATTCTTTTGGAAAGAGTCTTAAGAAGTTAATTTGGCAAGAGTCGAAAATTTATAAATTTTACAATTTTTTTAGAAGAGACATTGGTCGTTTTGTAAAAAATGTTTGGCTTTTTAGAAAGGCTCTAGCTAGTTATTACTGGTGGGATCATCATGGAACCCTAGTATTCTTAGAAACAGGATTAACTAACATGTCTGATAACATGGAAGTTAGAGGAAATGAGGTTGAAGAATCAAGAATGAAAAAAGTGGCAGCAATGCGTAGAGCTGTTGAACTCATTAAAAATTATAATGAGAGCAACTATGTCGATATGGCCGAAGCTGAATTAGGAGAATTGTATCAGCGAGATTGGGAATTTGAAGATGTTCCAGATAAACCAGGTTTTAGTCGATTGGTAGAGAATGAAACTCCTGCTGAAAAGAAGCATAACCGTAAAGTATTTAATCGATCTCGTCAAATCGAAGAGCAAGAATGGAAAGAGCTTTTTACAATCTTAGAGGGTCAAAATCATGCTGAATATAAAAAGATTGTAAAAAATGCAACTGAAGAAGAACGTAAAAATGGCGATCTTTGGAACAATTGGTACAATGGAACCGGATTAAACGGCTGGTGGGATTAAAGAACTGTAGATAATTTAATATAAAACTTAAAAGAAAATTCAATGAAATCAATCCATGACGTGGAAGACCACGATGACGAAATAACAGATCACGAAGTTGCTCTTGAAATGATTAAGTATGAGAGAGAATCAGAAAAAGAAAAGGAAGAGAAGAAAGAATTAGAGAAAGGTTACACTCAATGGTCGATTTTAGGAAATGGCAAGTATGGTCCAAGTTTTCCAACAACTGCGAAGTTACCAGCTGGTTTTTATGAAATTAAATACGACCATTCGATCGGTTCTCCGATTATGGTCCATAAACCAGTAAACAGCGATGAGTTGTTTGAATTACCTTCAAAAGAAATTATTGACATCATCGAAGATATTAGTAAATTCTGGGCAAACGCTGAAAAGTACAAGGAATACAACTTTGTACACAAGAGAGGTATTTTATTATATGGCGAACCAGGTTGCGGTAAATCTGGAATCATTCAACTGTGTACAAATCACTTGATAAAAAACATGAATGGTATTGTAATTAATATCACAAATGCTGACGCAATCGAGAAATATACCGAGTTTATTGATTCAATTCGATTAATCGAGCCAAATAGACCAATCATTGTTATCTTAGAGGATATTGATTCTATTGCAGGTGAAGAGAGATACAATACCTCGTTAATTCTAAACATCCTGGATGGTGTTAAACAAATTGACAATATTGTTTATATTGCAACAACTAATTACCCAGAGAAGTTAGAGGAGAGAATCTCAAATCGTCCATCTCGTTTTGACAGAAGATATGAAGTTGAAATGCCGACCGCTGAAGTTAGAGAATCTTATTTGCGTAATAAATTAACCAAAGAAGATATTAAGAAGGTTAATATTACTGAATGGGTTGAAAAAAGCGAAGGAATGTCTCTTGCACACATGAGAGAATTGGTAATTTCAGTCATGACTCTAGATAATACGTTTGAAGAAACTATTGAAAGGTTAAATGGTTTTAAAATTAAACCAAGAATCAAGAGCAAAAATAAAAAAGTAGGTTTTGGACTACACGGTAGCGAAACCTCAATTGGATAATATGGTAACATTTTTAATTACAAGTTGCGGTCGACTGGACCTATTAGAAAGAACTATTGATAGCTTCTTGAAATTTAATCAATGTCCTATCGAAAGGTATATTATAACCGAAGATTCAGCAGATCCAAAGATTTACAAACAATGTAAAGAGTTAAATAAAAAATATGGCGGAATGCTAGAATTTATATTTAACAAAAATAAGCTTGGTCAAAGCAGGACAATCGACCAAGCTTATTCACAAATCACAACACCCTATGTTTTTCATTGTGAAGATGATTGGGAATTCTATGCTGGCGGATTCATTGAAAAATCAATGGCTCTTCTAGAATCTAGACCAGAAATCTTACAAGCATGGATTCGGCCAAAGGCAGATGGTATCTTAAATGCGATTAACTCCGAGGTATTCTATACTGAGAATGGTATTCCATTTCGTAGTGTTGTCCCTACTAGTTTCTATACCGGCCAAGTTTTAGAAAATGGAGAGAAGGAAACTGTAATAAATTATGCAGGTTTCTCATACAATCCAGGACTAAAGAGAATGAAAGATTATTTTAAACTTGGGTCAGGTGGTTATAGTCAATTTGGAAAAGAACATTGGGTTGATAAGTACTACAGAGATTTAGGCTACCGATTCGTTTCAATGACAATGAACGACCAAGATGGTTATGTCAAACATATCGGATGGGATCGCCGAGTTGAAAATACAATTCACTAGAAAAATGTTAATAACTTTTTGAAAATAATTCACTAAATAGTTTCGGGTTTGAAAAATTATGTTTATATTTACATATAACAAATTAACAAAGAAACATTATGATGAATTCAATTCAAAAACAAGTTAGAATTTCTTTAAGTCCTTCATCTGAACAGTACGCTCTAATCAGAGCAGAATATCTTAAACAGACTGGTTCTGATAATTACTATGACAATCCGGATTTTTTCGATGGTCTAGTTAAAATGCACATGGAAGAATGGACATTGGAGAATGTTACGTTCACACAAGCTCAAGCCTTTGCTGAGCCGATTCGTATTGCGAATCCTGACCAATGTGTTTCTCTTTATAATGATAAGACAAACAGTTTTATCGGTAACACATCTTGGAATGACCAAATCAAAATGTTTTGGGAATACCCAGTCTATACTGAAACTGGTGCAGAAATCATGATGATGCGCCAAACTGAAGCAGCGGATCAAGGTCTAATCGCCGCATGGGAATAACCTTTTAAAAATAATTGCATAAATATTTTTTTATGTCAATTATTTTGTTTATATTTACATATAACAAATTAAAAATAACAATTATGAACATCCAAGATCAAATCTCTCTAGTAGAAAAAGAAGTAAAACAATTCTACGATGCAAACACCACATGGTGTAAGTTAGAAAACCTTAGTGAAAATGAGAAATCTCATATCATCAGAATCGGAACCTCGATCCTTTGTACAAAATGGAAAATAGGCTATGAAGGTGGTGGATTCGTCCAAGCATTCGTTAGTAACAACTTAATGGGAGCCCTTGGACAGGCTGATGATACAACCATCAAAGGACTTAAGTTCTTCAGCGGATTGGTATACAATGTTGGAAAACCAATGAAGTTATGTCAACTTGAATTAAACGCAGATTAATGGAGAAGTTCATTATCAAACCACACAGACAGTATGGTACCGTCTTTGGATTTGTAAATACCCTAAGTGGTACTTATATATGTCCGGGTTGGTACCCTGTTCCAGCTGGAACCCTTCGCGAACAAGTAGAGTTTGATATGAGTGATTATGTTGCACGAGAAACAAAGACTCCAGAAGTGACGAAAACACTAGTCTCAAAGGTCTACAAAGTTGAAGCTTCTAAGCCGGGTAACTTCTACGAAGTTAAAAACCAGAATGGGGATTGGAGTTGTAGTTGCCCTTCAGCATCTTTCCACAGAGGAGATTGTAAACATATTAAAAAACTAAAAGAAAGTGCCACAGATATTTAAAGTAGGAGGTTGTGTAAGAGATAAATTCCTTGGAGTCGATTCTAAGGATATTGATTTTACTTTTGTGCTAGACGAACTAGACGAGACCGTAGAACAAGGATTCCAAATCATGACTGAATGGATGACTGAAAGAGGATTTGAAATTTTCTTAAGTACTCCAGATTGTTTCACAATTCGCGCAAGATTTCCAAAAGACCATCAATTTAATGGTATGGTAGCCGATTTCGTAATGGCTCGTAAAGAAGTTGGATATGTTGAAGGAACTCGTAGACCAATCTTGGAACTTGGAACTCTGCATGATGATTTACTACGTCGAGATTTTACAGTTAACGCCATCGCCGAATCAGTTGATGGAGAGATTATTGATCCATTTGGCGGAGTAGCCGATTTGAAACTTGGAATCTTAAGAACTCCACTTCCAGCCGAGCAGACGATGATGGACGATCCATTGAGAATCCTAAGAGCCTTAAGATTTCAAATCACTAAAGGTTTTAGCATTCATGAAGATATTTGGATGGCAATGGCTCAACCAGAAATCTTAGAGAAATTAAAGACTACTGTTAGCGCTGAAAGAATTAGAGACGAAGTTTTCAAAATGATGAAACAAGATACACCAATGACTATAAAAGTATTAAGTCTTGTTGATAATCACTCTATTCCAGGATTTATTGACTTAGTATTTGGTCGAGGTTTATGGTTAAAACCAACTTTTGAACTATGAAAATAATCTACATGGAACAGACAATCAACTTGATTGCCGCTCAAAGTAAAGAACTAGCATCTGCCATAATCCAGTCGGGTGTAGTCAAAGAATTAAATGGATTTAAATATTTATTAATTGAAGAAAATGAACAATAAAACACAAGACACAGCAGTAACAATCGGAATCGTAGCATGGTTCGTAATAATCATTGCAATTTCTGTAATAATTTGTTAATAACTTTTTTGAAAATAATTCATTAAACAGTTTCGGGTTTGAAAAATTATGTTTATATTTACATATAACAAATTAAAACTTATACAAGATGAACGCATTCTTTCAAACATTAACCGGAGTTAACAAAGTACTTTACAAAACTTCTTATGAGTTTCACATGAAGTACAGCACAAATGCAACTGAAGAATCAGCTCACCAAGCTGGTCTAGATAAAATCAAGAGTGTTAGCAAATTAAGTGAAGAACTTAGCAAACCTCAAACTTACGTGGACCTTTCTACTGGAAAGAGATTCCGTTGTACTGAAAATGAATTAAGATACAGAAGCTAATTACATATAACAAATTAAAACTAAAATCACATGAACAAAGCACAATCACTTAGACTATTTGAAGTAACAAGTCAACGTCAAGCCGATAACGGTACCGTATGTTTCCACGACCCAATTGCAAATTGCGATTATATGAGCTATGAAAGTGGCTATGTTCGTCGTAAATATTCTGCTCGAAATTGGAGAGGTAATGTCATCAACACAGTTTACCAATTGAATAAAACTCGCCAAGTTCCAACTGAATATACTAATTGGAATGGCAACGTTTATACTTCTACAAAAACTGAACGTATCCTAGAAATGGATCCAGAAAAAAGAATGGAAATTATCTACCGTGGAGCTACAAATTATCGTAGAACTCTAGGTAAAATCTAATGACTAGAATCAACGGCACAATTCCACCAGCCGCTCTTTGCGACCAACATCTAGTAGCCGAATATCGAGAGATATTAAGAACTACGGCGTTGGCCACAAAGAATCCAGTTGATCCGTCAAAGTTACCACAGAACTTTACCCTAGGAACTGGACATGTTAAATTCTTTTATAATAAGTTAAAGTATATCCATCATCGATTTAGCCAACTCCGACAGGAACTCTTAAACCGAGAATATGCGGCTAATATTGAATGGGACGATGGACGTTTAAATGGTCGATTTGAACTCTACCACGAGTGGTTAGGGACAACAGAGGCTAATCAATTAGTTATTGATAGAATATATGAACGCGCTATTACAATGAAGAAAATCACATTCAGGAATAAACAAATTAGTGCTGAGCAGTATAAGTTAATATTAAATAATTCAGTATGACAAGAGAAGAGTTCGACTTATTTCTACAGAATGAAGTAGAAATTAAGAATTGGAAAGGTACAAAAATAGACTCATCTTATTTCTTTTCGTTTGAAGAAGGTTGGTTTGCCTTAACTGCTCAATTAATCAAAGATTGTTTAGCAGCTGGATGGGATGGAGACCTTCATCAGTCAAAAGAGAAATTTGGTGGATTAAGATTCTATATTGGTTCAGGTAGCGAAGAAATCTGGAAGATAATTCAAAAGGCTGAAGGAGACTCTTATGAAACATGCGAAATGTGTGGAACTACAGAACAGATTGGACATACCAGAGGCTGGATTTCTACGTTTTGTAAACCTTGCGCCGAAAAAGTATATTCTGAAAAGAATATCATGACTGCTACCCTAGAAGATTGGTGGAAACCAAAAGAAACACCTCACGTATACGATTAATACACAACTATGCCAGAATTAGCAGAACTTAGACTAACCGCCGATTATATTAACCAAGAGGCAAAGAACCGAATTTTTAGTGGCGTTGTAAAGAATCCAGAACATAAAGGTGAAGAAGTCGAGATTGATTTTCCTTTTATTATAGAAGCCAAAAGCAGGGGAAAAGAATTAATGTTAACCATTAGTACAGCTCCTGAATTTGTAACAGATCAAGTTGAAGTCAAACACCTGATGATGGGAATGGGCATGACTGGCTATTTTAAATGGCTTCAACCTGGAGCAATAGAAAAACATGCTCACTTGATGTTTAAAACAGAATCTGGTACATTAGCATTTGTTGATGTTCGTAGATTTGGCAAATGGAAATTAGGTTTTTGGAACAAGGACAGGGGTCCAGATCCAACTCAACAATTCCAAGATTTTGTCCGTAATATTAAGAATAATCTACACAAAAAAGATTTTGATAAGCCAATTTGTGAGGTGCTGATGAATCAAAAATGGTTCAACGGAATTGGGAATTATCTTAGAGCCGAAATCTTATACCGAATGGATATTAATCCCTTTATGCCGGCAAGAGAAGCCTTAACCAAACATACCAGTATTTATAGTCTTTGTCGTACCATTCCAGAAACTGCTTATTTGCTAGGTGGTGGAGAATTAAAAGATTGGAAGAATCCATTTCAATTTGAAACTCTTGAAGACGTTAAACTTGGTTGGAGCGAATTTATGCAATGTTATGGAAAACCTGGAATGGCAGCAATGATAGACAATAATGGAAAAGGCCGTAGATTCTGGTACAATCCAAAATGGCAGCAGCTCGACGAAGAAACATGGTGTCATTACAGCGGAATGCCTAGCCCGATGGCATATGAAACAAGACTAAAATAAAAAATATAAGAAGCATGGATAGCAAAATTGTAATCGTCGGAAAGGCCGCATCAGGCAAAGATTATTTCCGTAAAATATTATCAGATAAGGGCTTTAAATCTGGTGTCTCACATACAACCCGGCCACCTAGGAAAGGAGAAGTCGATGGAGTTGATTATCATTTCATTACAGTAGAGCAGTTCAAGGCAATGATCGCGAGTGATCAGCTGGTTGAATGGCAAGAGTTTGTCGGATTCTATTATGGCATTCATAAAGACGAATTTGAACGTTGTGATTCAATGATTTTAAATGTTGAAGGCCTGGCAATGTTACCAGCAGAGTATCGCCAAAGATGTTTTGTAACTTACTTAGATATACCATTTGACGTAAGAGCAGAACGCTTAGCAGGACGTGGAGATTCTCATGACCCATGGGAACGCCGAATCGAAGCCGATGAAAAACAGTATGAAAGTTTTACAAACTTTGACTGCCGGATAAACAATCCAAATTTTTAATATATAATACCTAAACAACTTACAAATGAAGAAAAATAAAGGAAACGTTGAAGAGTTAGTAGCACTCCGTAACGAATTAGAGACTAAAGTATCAAGCTTACAAGTTGAATTATCAGAAAAACAATTCGCAGTAGATTTCGAAAGTATGGCAAATCTTACTCGTGTAATGAAACATCTTAATGATGACGTTGCATGGAGTACTAAAAATGCTGCTCTTCTAGTAAATCTTTCAGATAGTTTAAAAACTGAAAAGCAACGTATTAATGCTGAAGTAGCTCTTGCAAGACAAGAGAAACGCGAATTAGAAGCAGGTACAGATTCAATTATCAATCTTAGAGCAATCGACCTAAATACATTGTACCAATCTCTTTTAGGAGTACAAAGTTCTGGTATCGAATCAGCTCGCAACTACATCAAATTATTAACGAATATCGGTGCTCAAATTTCAGATGCTATGCGCCAAATGGCAGAAGACAATAAACAAGTACAGGCACTTCACGCTGAATTAGGAGATTTAGACAAACGTATCACTGAATTCGGAATTCCAGTTGAAACAACATCTAATTCCGTTCCAGCAGAACAAGAATTAGCAGATGAAACTAGCAAGTAAGTCCAAGAACAGAATAGAATTAGTTGATATAATTTCCGAAGGCATCTCTACACAAGATGTCTTCGGAACTATTAATTATAAAAAGCAGTCAGAAGATAAAATTAAACAATTTATCTACCCCCACCTAGTGGAATGCTTAGGTAAGTGGTTGGCTGAAAAGAAGGATATGGATTATGCCCTTGCAAAAGAAAAGGCAAAATCAATTATCAGATGGGAAGGTAACATTAATACTATTATGCACAATATGGTATTTATGGGAACTTCAAATCGTCCTGACATGGCAGTCGAACATGGTGGAATCAAAATTGCAATTGAATTTAAACGAGGAGAAAAAGGAGCTGATTTAAGAGCTGGATTTGGCCAAAGTTTAATTTATTCAACAGTTTATGATTTCATTATTTATATGTTTATTGACTGTTCAGATGACGGTAGAATTAAGAATGCAAAATCTGGTATTTCTGAAGAGAAATTTCTAGAAGATTTATGGAATAATTTCAATATAAAATTCATAGTAGTATAATATGCAGCAAAAAATCTATTTTACAGCAAATCAGCAGTTTGGCCGACCAAGCGCAATCCGTGATTTTCAACGTCCTTTTGAGAATGTTGAAGACATGAACCTCTCCCTAGAGGAATCATGGAATTCGACTGTAGAAAAAGATGATATTGTTTACGTTCTTGGAAATTTCGCATGGGATCCAACAACTGCCGAAGACATGTTAAAGCGACTAAATGGAACTATTGTCCTAGTAGAAGGAGAACATGATTCGGCTATTCGAGATTTAAGCAAACGTAAAGTTATGCCGAAAGATTGCGGATTGGTAGAACCCCTATTCTCTTCTCCAACCGAAAAGATTGCAATTTCATATTGGCCAATGCATGAATGGCCAGGCAAATCAAAAGGGTATTACCATTTCTTTGGTTTCCCGAATAAAAAATACAAAACTGACCACAAGAAAAAAATGGTCAACGTCGCTTGCGACTTCTGGGGATACAAACCCAAATCTTTAGATTCTATTATGGATTTATTTAATGACATTGAGACATAACTACTTAGACAAATGTTAATAACTTTTTTAAAATAAAGTGAAAAAAGTTTTACCGTTTGAAAAATTTTGTTTATATTTACATATCATTAATTAAAACATACATACATGACTAAGATCGCAAAACCAAATTACAGAGAATTAACAGAAAACTTTTTAGAAACTCGTTCTGAAAAAGATTACACAAACCTTTATCGTAAGGTTAAACCAGGTCTTAGATCTTATATTGGTAAAATCGTTAAAGATGCCGATGCAACTGAAGATATTTTAGTTAATACTTTGACTAAAATGTGGACTAAAATCGATCAATACGATCCACAGTATCAAATCACAACTTGGTTATATCGTATTGCTTTTAATGAGTGCTTAGGATTCATCAACGAACGTAATAAGAAAACTTCTCTAACCCGCCTTCAAGAGTATGGTTTAGAAGTTAATGATGGTGGTACTGTCGCAATCGAAACGATCGGATCCCTAGTTGAAGACATGGATTTTAAAACTGAAATGGACTTATGGGAAGAAGATAACGAATTACAAGCTCGTTATGAATCTTGCCTAAGAGCAATGGAACAATTAAAACCAATCTACCGCGATATCGTAGTTGATCGTTTAATCAACAAGGTTAAATACGAAGACCTAGCCGATAAGTACAAATTGCCTCTACAAACTATTAAAAACCGTATTCGACGTGGTAAGTCTCTTATCGCAGAATCGATCGGTCAAAAAATAGTAGAAAACAATGACTAATCCTGACGATAAGAAGGGTAATAAAATTCCGGTAATAGTAGTTTATCGAGTTTCTGAAAGAGCGAAAACTGCGAAAATGGTAGTATTTATGAATCATCTAGTAGATGATATTATTTCTACAGAAAAACGGAAACCATTATTACCCTATGCTTATGTCTTTGATGAGGTCGGTATTGGCGGAGAAACCCTAATTGCCTTTTATAAAAAGAAGTATAAAATCAAAACTCATGAAATAGTTAATTGATTTAAAGAAATATATAAAAGAAAAGATTCGGTTTGTAATGCCAAACAAATTCAAGTACAATAAGACCGGAGCCGAAGCTAATTCTATCTTTAAAGGAAACTGGGCAATTGATAATACTCCAATAAATGTAGGCGGTGGACCAAGTTCATCAACTGGTTTCTACAACGGCGCCAATATTCCAGCCGGTGGATATGCAATATACAGCCCTACCTCAGTTTTTATTGCAAACAATGATGCCGAGCTGGTTGGTAAAATTAATAGTTTAGGTGCTAACGTAACAGGCGCTAGTCAAGCATTAACTTGGGCAGCAGGTCAATCAACACTGACGGTGCTAAGCAAACCAATTGATAATATAGTAACAAGTGGCCTAGTCTTAAACGTCGATGCTTCACAAGTTTCTAGTTTTAACGATAGTCAACCAACTACTAATAAGGTTACTAATGCAGCTACTTTTAATGGAGGTTGGGCATCTTATAGTAATGGAAACGACGGGACATTTACTACTCAATTTGGTACAACTGGATATCGAATGATTAATAGAGGTTCTTGGAATGGAGTATATCAAAACTTTGATGTAGGTGCTGCGGGAACTTACACGTTCTCAGCATGGATCAAGTACCTAGGAAATGCAGCACCAGTTACCGGAGGAGCAGTTTACGTAAGTAATTACGGAGCAGGAGACACTGCATCAGCAGTAAATAAAAGTTTAATAGGAATATGGCAGCGAGTTACTATAACCGTAAATGTTACCTTACCTGGCAATGTATATTTTTACTTAATCTCTTGGGGAGGTACATACGGTGGAGATAACCATAGTTGGGAAGTAACAATGCCTCAAATAGAATCAGGCAGTACCGCAACACCTTTTATAAACGGTACTAGATCGCAAACAACAACATGTTATGATTTATCAGGTAATGGTAATGCTGTAACCTTAGTAAATGGTGTTACTACAGATTCAAATAAAGGTCTTTCCTTCGATGGTGTTAACGACTATGGTGTATTAAACACTTTTAGTGAAAAACCAACAACCGCAATCACGTGTGAATCTTTAATTAAACCAATGAAAGGTACCCTTAGTGGTACAATCAGAGGTGGTGCAATTTCCTCTAGCAATTCAATGTATCTTGGTATCATAGATTCAGTCGATGGCGGATCTACACATGCAATGCATTGGGCTAATCAAACAAACGCATCTAGACTATACAATTGGAATGGTAGTGTTCCAAATAACAGATGGTCTCATTTAGTCGGTACATACGATGGAGCAACCGCTAAAGCATATGTTAACGGTGTTTTGATTTCATCATGGGCTCAAACTGGAACTATACCAGACGCAACATATTATATTGGAACATACGGAGGTACTGTAGTTGATGTAACTCATAATTTTGATGGTAATATCGAGACTGCAAGAATTTATAGTAGAGGATTAACCTCAACAGAAATTTCTCAAAATTATTATAATGGTCCAATTGTAACAAGTGGATTAACACTTGCTTTAGATGCTGGTAATTTAGTTTCTTATGAAAGTGGTTCTGTTACTTCATATGATTTATCAGGTAATAACAATACTGGTACTTTAGTTAATGGTGTTGGGTATAATACAGGAAATGGTGGAAGTTGGACATTTGACGGTGTTGATGATTATATTAATATACCTCATAGCAGTTCTATAGCTCCATCTACCGGTTACATAAGCGTAGAAGCAATATTTAAAGCATCTTCGGCCGGAGGTTTGCATAATAGCATAATATACAATAAAGAAAATGAATATGAAATGTCTGCCGGTGGTGGATATATTTCTTATGCTTTTAGACCAAACTGGGCTTGGGTAGGAAATACAGCGTTTAACACAAATCAATGGTATCATACAATGTTAACTTACGATCAACAATATCAAAGATTATACATTAATGGAGTTGAAGTATATAGTGCTGCTCTATCAGGAGCCATTGGAAATGTGTATTCGAATGATTTAAGAATTGGAGCAAGAGGAGCACCAGGAGCTCCTGGAAGTCTTTTTAATGGATCGATACCGGTGGTTAAAGTATATAATAGAGCACTTACAGCAGATGAAGTAACACAAAATTTCAGTGCTCAACGAAATAGATTTGGAATATAAAATATTGTAATGGCAAACAAATTCAAGTATAATAAGACTGGAGCCGAAGCTAATTCTATCTTTAAAGGCAATTGGGCGATTGATAATACTCCAGTAAATTCAGGAGGTGGACCAAGTTCAGTAACAAGTTTTTATCATGGTGCCAACGTACCAGCCGGAGGATATTCAATATACAACAACGGTACGGTTTTTACAGCAGCAAGCGATACTCAATTACTTGGTAAAGTTGCTCAACTAGGTGGAGATACTGGTAGCGTTAATGCTGCGCTACAGTGGTTGTCAACTCAATCTAATTGCGTTGTCTTAAATAAGGATTTTGAAAATATAGTAACTGATGGATTAATATTAAATCTTGATGCTTCATACCTTTCCAGTTATGTCGATAACCAACCAACTGTAAATTTACTATATAGTGCCGGAGCTTATAACTTAATAAGCGGTGCCGGAGACATCTACGGAAGATGTACTAAAACAGACTTAGGAGGTGGTAAATTTAGATTCGTAAATAACGGTAGTGGAGACAGCACTATCAGGGTATATACTAACCAAGCTGATCTTATCGCTGGAGCAACTTATGCATGCAGTGTTTATTTTGAAAATTTATATGGAAGTTTATCAATTGATTGGTGCGATGTTGGAATAACAGGTACTAATTCTTCAACAAGTCCATCAGGAAGATTAGGAGGTTACTCATCTCGCGCAACATACGACGGACCTTATTATTTCTTAGATATTAATCTTTCAACAAGAGGAGAAGTAACTCTATTTAATCCTCAAGTAGAATATAAATCTTATGTTACTGCATTCGTAAATGGCACAAGAACACAAAATACTACATGGTATGATTTAAGTTTAAATCCAACTAATACATCGATACCAGCAGGCGCATATTCTAATAACACAATAAATTATATTAATAATTCATCAGCTATAGGACCTGTATCATCTGCAGGAGCTTATAATAATACAATGGAATGTTGGTTTTATGTTCCGAGCGGAGGATCTTATGCTGGATGTTGTCAAACTATTTTTGGAACTTATTGGTTTAGAACATTTTTAATAGGACAAGGGCTATACACTATGATAGGATTTTGGACAGGTTCAACTTACACGTATCAGCACCCGGCTTTTGGTATTTCATACGATGCATGGCATTGCGCAGTAGGAGTAAGAAGGGACAATAGGTATCTTATTTGGATTGATGGAGTCGAGATGTATAACGGTGATTTTGGCAGTGGACTATCTCTTTATGATGCTGTAGGATCATGGAGTATAAGTGATCCTTCTCATTCTAATATCAAGGTGGCTGCAGCTAGAGTGTATAATCGCGGTTTAACAGACTCTGAAATATTACAAAATTACAACTCAACTAAAACAAGATTTGGATTATGACCTTTAGAATTATAGAAATAGAACCTGATAAAATCGGAGACTGTATTTTAAATGCGTTTAAATATATGGTGGAAGAAGTAGAAAGCGCAACACGATGGTTTGGCGCAAATACTTACGAAGAATGCGAAAATTGGATAAAAAATTATAAAGTATTATAATGCCGAATAAATTTAAATATAATAAGACTGGAGCCGAAACCAATTCTATCTTTAAAGGTAATTGGGCAATCGACACAACTGACAATAATATTGGAGATGGCCCAAGCTCGGTAACAGGTTTCTACAATGGCGCTAGTATTCCAGCTGGAGGTTACACAATCTACAGTCCTACTGTTGTTTATGCTGCGGCAAACGATACACAATTACTCGGTAAACTTAATGCTTTAGGTGCTAATTCTCCTAGTGCTAGTGCTGCATTAAATTGGGCAGCAGGTCAATCAAATATTGCAGTGTTAAATAGCCCAATTGAAAATATAGTCACAAACGGCTTAATATTAAATCTTGATGCTGAACATGTTTCTAGTTTTGTTAATAATGAACCAACAACTAATTTAATTCCTAACCCAACGATTAACGCGTATCCTACAATAGGAAATGGATGGGGTACATATAATACAAACCAATACTGCGGAAATAATGGTTGTGCAGTATACTGGGATATACCTGCAATCTCTTCTGTTTCTGATAATATCGTAACAACATCAAGTGCTCATCCAATTAGATCTTTTGATGTGATTAACCCTCAAACAACCGGAGGAGGAGTAAACGCAGGTCAACAATATTTTGCTAAAAAAATCTCAGATACACAATTTAGTTTACATGATTATAATAGTTCGCAAGATGGATCTCAAGGATATTTGAATCCTTCAACCGGAAGATTTAAAGTGCATGACTCATTTTACCTAGATCAGCGAGTTGCCGTTAACGCATCTTCTTTTCCTACAAAATGGTTTGGAAATCCTCATCAGCCTAATTCAGGGTTAGTTAAAGAGGTTATATCAGGCGGATTTAATGTTCCCGGACACACAGTAACCGACTGTCTACGACAACATGTGTTTCGAGCAGACGGTGTTGCTGATCACATGGCGTACAGTGTAGATGCGGCGTTTACTCCAAACGTTACAGTTACTGCATCGTTTTGGGCAAAATCAGTTACCGCGGGTGCAGTTGGACAAAGTATAAATTTCTATCACTATACATACGGACAAACTAGTCCAACTGCATACGCAATGGGAGCTACACTTGGAGCAGTTGGAGTTTGGCAAAGATACAGTTATCAATTTACTTCACCAAATAGTAATGCAATATCTTATTGGTTTAATCCAGGCGGGCCGTACTCTTATGATATTGCAAATATTCAAATTGAACAACAATCTGCAGTAACTCCATTTGTCACAGGTTCAAGATCGCAAAATACAACATGGTATGATTTAACCGGTAATGGTCACCATGCTACTTTATACAACGGAGCTAGATTCGGGTTAACAGCAGGAGTAAAATCAATAATTTGCGATGGTATTGATGACTGGATTGGAAATACTACCTTAACCGGAGGACATTCTAATTTTACTTTAGAATTAATGTTCTACCATAATGGCACAGATCAAGGAGGATCTTATGGAATTTTATCTATGGGAGCTAATGGTAATTATGGCCCAATGTTTTATTGTCATACATCATGTATGGGTTCTCACTACTTTCCTGGTAGTCCTAGCGGAGATTATCCTGGTGGAATGGGTTCCTGGACAAATAATGCGTGGAATTTATTTACATGGGTGTTTACTGATACTGTACCTGATATCAACGGAAGTTTAAAAACATACGTAAATGGTGTATACGTAGATGGAAATTCTAGTTTTAATTTTCACAATGGCGGAATGGGCAGAGGTAGCAATGGTTATGGGTTAAGTACATATTCCTCCGGAGGAAATCCATATAAAGGGTCCTTTTCACAATTTAGAGTTTATAATAGAGCACTCTCAGCAGCTGAAGTATTACAAAACTTTAATGCAAATAAAACTAGATATGGTTTATAAAAAATAATTTAATACAATATGGAAAACAGACAATACATGATTTTTAGCCTTACTGAGGTTGACACAATCGATTTTAATGAAGTACTACAAACTTCAGCTGAAACACTTAGAAAATCTAATGATGGTACCAAATCATTCGTGAAATGGGAAAGCAAGATGGTTGCAAATTCTATTGATTCGTCATTAATGATACCAGCACTAGATGAAAATGGACAAATATCAGAAATAGAATCTCTACCATCTGTGTCATTGGTAGAAACTACTCCGGAACTCTATATTCCAGAGAGCGTTAAGGCTCTTACAACAAAAGAAGGCCCTTACTCACACGAAGAGATTCTTTTAATACTTACAGGTTCTAATTGGATAGATCTAGACACAGATCCTACTGCGTAAAACTTTTTTAAAAAGTTTTGAAACAATAATTTAAACGTTAGTATAAGTAGTATAATTTATAATTTAACAAAATCAATTATGAAATTCGTAGACGCATTAAGACAAGAAGACCAGTTAACTGAAAATGGAATGGCAACCAACTCAACATCTTTAAATGCATGCGTTGATTTGTTCTTTAATATTGGAGCAATGCGTGGCCAAGACAAAACCCGCTTAATTGCAACTTTCTCAAAGGCTTTCAATGAAGATCCTAAAAGAGCCTTAAAATTATTATTCTGGGCTAGAGATGTTCGTGGTGGAGCTGGAGAACGTCAAGTTTTTAAAGACATTTTAGTCTACTTAGCCGAAAACCACGATCTCGTTTTAAAGAGCAATCTACAATACGTTTCAGAATATGGTCGTTGGGATGACTTACTAGCCTTAGTAGGAACCTATCTTGAAAAAGATGCATTTACCCTAATTTCAGATGCCTTAATCGCTGAAAATGGTTTATGCGCAAAATGGATGCCACGTAAAGGTGCAGTCGCTGAAAAGTTACGTAAATTTACTGGAATGTCTCCAAAACAATACCGTAAATCTCTTGTAGGTTTAACTAATGTTGTTGAAACCAAAATGTGTGCTAAAGACTGGGATTCTATCGATTTCGGTAAATTACCATCAGTCGCTTCGGCTAGGTATCAAAAAGCCTTTGGTAAAAATGCATACGAAAGTTATTCAGCTTATATTGCTTCCCTAGTAAAAGGAGAGGCTAAAATTAATGCTGGAGCAGTTTACCCTTATGATGTTACTAAGTCGTTAGATCACGGTAACAAAACTGTTGCAAACGAACAATGGAAAGCCTTACCAAACTATTTGGAAGGTGCAAACGATATGATTCTGCCAGTTGTGGATGTTTCAGGTTCTATGTCTTCTCCAGCCGGAGGAAGTAAAACCGTAACTTGCATGGATGTTGCAATCTCGTTAGGTCTCTATATTTCTGAAAGAAATGAAGGTCCTTTCAAAGATGCATTTATCACATTCTCAAGTACGCCACAATTGCAGGTATTAAGTGGTACCCTAAGTGATCGCTACACACAGATGGCAAGCTCCGATTGGGGAATGTCAACGAATCTTGAGGCGACGTTTAAATTGATCCTGGATCAAGCCACTAAACATAATCTGTCTCAGGACGAAATGCCAAATAAGGTATTAATCCTATCGGATATGGAGTTCAATGCAGCAACCGGAGGTGGAGGTTGGAGAAATGAAGGTGGAAAATGGACACCTACTGCTCAACAAATGATTGAGAAAATGTACAACGACGCAGGTTATAAAGTACCTCAAATTGTTTATTGGAATATTCAATCCAGAAATGGTGGAATACCAGTCGCATTTGATACTCAAGGAACTGCTCTAGTATCTGGATTCTCTCCAGCGATTATGACAAGTTTACTTGGAGGAGATATTGAATCTCCACAACAAATAATGGATAAAACAATTTTAAGCGAGAGATACGCGAGAATTTGTTAATATATAAAGAAATTGGTTCTTTGCAGCAAACAATATACAAGCAAATCAGATAGCAATCACGAACAGAACCAGGTGGATCG